TCTGCTTGGTCGGGTGCGCCCGGCCGTCCACGAAAGGATACTGCAGGCCGTTCAGATCGATGAGCGTCTGCGTATCGACGCCCCAGCGCGCCGCAATCTGCTCCAACGTGTCGGCGGGGAGGATGTTGGCGCTCACCGTCGTGGCATCAGGCGCGGTGGCCACCACGGGCATGAAGGCGCTCGGCTGCGCGACGAGCGCGTTCAGCAGGTCCTGCACGCGCCGGAGCTCGTCGGCCGCGATGACGCCCTGGTCGGCGCTGGTGAGTCCCGGAAAGTCGCGCTGGAGACGCGTCAGGTCCGCCCCGACGAGACCTGGAAGCTGCCGCGCGAGGTCGATGCCATCCTCGACGCGTCCGACGAGGGTCTGGACAGAGTTCAAGAGCCCGCGCACCTGGGCGATCGAGCCGCGGATAAACTGCGTGGCGCCGGTCACATAGTCGGTCGCCGCGCTGGCGACGTTCCCGAGATCGTCGAAGAGGCCTTTCAGCTCGCGCGCGGCGCCGAAGACTCCGTTGAGGACGTCCTTCACGCTGGAGAGATGCAGCGTGTCGAGGAGCGTGCCGAGAATGCCCTTGCTGAGGAGCCCGGCGAGGAACCCGTCTTCGCTCTTCGCCTTATCGCGGTTCGACTGCAGCCCGGCGAACTCAAACTCGAAGAAGCGCGAGAACGGCCGCTCCGCGGTCTGGTAGGTGCGGATGCCGCTGCGGAACGGATGGATCAACCATTCGAATTCGCCGTATGGATCCTCGGCGGAGATCGGCGCATTGAGGTTCAGCCAGTAGAGCTCGAAGTCGGCGGCGCTGCGCCCGTCGCGCGGAAAGAAGTAGTCGTCGACGAGCTCCTTGAAGTCCTTGATTGCCGCGTCGCCGTCGACGGCCACGCCGTTCACGAATACCGGCGTCCAATGGGTGCGGCCGCTCAGCCGAAAGAACGTGACGCCGCGGCCGTTACGAAACGGCGTGTCGATGAAATAGCCGGCGCGCGTGTACTGGAAGTGCGTGCGCACCTCGGGCAGTTCCTGGACGCGCTCGGCCATCATCACGAAGCGGTACTCGCGCTCGAGGATCCGGCCCTGGAGCGGGCCGAGGAGGTCCTCGCGCAGGAAGTTCCGGGCGGTGCGGATAAGGCTCGTGGCGCCAGCCAGGATTGACGACACCCCGGAGCCGCTGGCGGGCGGCAGGCTGCCCAGCCCCGGCACGCCGAGCTTCCGGTAGAGCCGGAAGATGTAGATCACGGGGTCGTTCGGCGCGCGCCGCGCGGTGCCGTTGGGTTGCGTGCTATCGAAAGCGGCTTGCATGGCGCTATCCCGTCGTCACCTTCATGCTTTTGGTCTGGCATGTGGCGCAGCGGTTGGAGGACGAGAAGAAGCCGGCGGCGCTGTCGAGCGCGTCCTGATGCGTCGCCGCCTTCGCCACGAGGGCGTCTTTCTGTGCCTGGAGCCCCGCGATGACGTCGGGGGGCGACCCGCCGGCGACCGCCGCGTCGATCGCGGCTTGCGCATCCGTGACTTGCCCCTGCACGACGGCGAGATTCGCCGTGAGGCCAGTGGTGATCGAGGCGCTGAGATCGCCGGGGAAGGCGGGACTCGGCAGGTTGAGCGCGCCGATCTTCCCGAAGACCGCTTGATAGTCGAGCGTGGGCAGTGCGGGCACGGAGCCGAACGACGGCAGCGACGGGATGCTCGAGGCGAGAACGGCCTCGAAGCCGGAGGCGCCGGCGAGAAAGATGCCCAGCACGTCGGGCAGCAGGCCGCCGATGACCGGCAGACTCAGGATGTTGTTCACCACGCCGGTGAGGATGTTCACGAGGCTTGTCAAGCCGGCGTTCGAGAGCTCCAGCGACTTCACCCGGCTCGACAGCGCCTGCACCTGCGCGTTGAGCTCCTCTTTGCAGCCCATGTCGGCCATCAGCTGCCGTTCACCGTCCAGAGCGGCGTGTTCACGGCCACGGATTCGCCGGCGTTCACCACGGCCGTTTTGTCGACGTTGACCGTGGCCGTCTCGCAGGAGATCGTAAGCGGCTTGTCGCAATGGATATCGATCGACTGATCGGCGTCCTTCAGCACCACGCGCGTATGCGGCGTGTCGAGGCGCATGACGCCGTCGGTTTCCTGGATGCGGAACTGAAGGAGCGTCTCGCCGTGCGTGTTGCGGATCTCGAGCTCGTTCTGCCGGTTGATCGTGATGCGGAAGTCGAGGACCTCCGCATAGTAGACCCAGTTCGCGCGGTCGTTGGTCTCGCGACTCTCGATCGGCCAGCAGACTGGCGCGCCGTGGAGGTGCGAGGCGAAGCCGTAGAGCACCCACTGCGGTCGATCGGTGCGCCCGCCCTTGAATTGCGCGGAGATCTCCGGCAGCCGGGGCCCCAAGACGACGGCGCGCGAGACGCGCCCGCCGTCCGCGGCGAGGATGTCGACTTCCCAGCTGTCCGGATAGACGCGCTCGACGATGCCGTAGCCGAGCCCGTAGCGATATTGATCCGGACGGCTCATTCGCGCCGCTCGCAGATCCAGCGCTCGTCAATGCAGCGCAGCCAGTCGTAGCGCCCGCACGCCTCGCAGAGACCAACCGTGCGCTTCATTGCAGGTCCCATCCGCGCTCGAGCTGGACGGTGCTCGTGAACCCGGGCACGTCGAGCTGCATGTGGTGACTGACGGCGGTGATGTAGAATTCCCGCCGCTGGTCGACGTCGTACAGGCGACGGCCGGCCCGTAGCGCCGTGCGGCCTTTCAGCACGCGCGTGCCCGACCAGAACTCGGGGCCGAAGCGATGCCAGTGGCGCAGCAGCGCGGCGTAGGCGAGGCAGTGGCGCACCGGGTCTCCCACACCGAGCCGCGTCGAACCGTCCGCGGTGAAGATGGGGATCGAGTTCAGCTGTATGGTCTTCTTCCGGATGCCGTACCGACGGATGTAGGACGGGCTTGCCGGCTCCTCATCGACGAGCGGCGGGAACTCCTGCTGCGCGAGGTTGTCGCCCTTCGTGTTGCCGCTGGCGTCACCGATCTGCGGGCGAACCTCGAAGACATTCATGAGCTCCCGGGCGTCGAGACCGCGGCGCAACACCGGCTGGCTGATGACGTCGCTGCCGTCGATGGCCACCGTCTGCTCGTCCCGGTTCCAGCTTCCAAAGACCCCGTCGAAGAGCGACGTCCCCGGGCCCGGCGCATTGAACGCCACCGAGAAGCCGCTGCCGAAACCAGCCGCCGGCGAAATGGCCAACGGCGGCGAGAAGGCGAGCGACGCGCCCTTCGGGCCATAGGCGATGTGGCCAGCCCAGGGCGGCTTGCGCGCGATGATCTGACACTGCACGTCCTCGACGCTCGTCCCGACGCAGTCCGTGAAGAACTCCGCAAAGTCTTCCGGCTTGAAGTGGTCCATGACCTGCCAGCAGCTCGCCTCGGGCATGGTCGTCGGGATGAACTGGCCCGTGAGCCGCGCATTGGGGTCGGGGAAATTCACGCGCGCGGCCACCGCGTCGAACCGCAGGCGATCGCCGAGCGTCCGGCCGTCGGCGAAGAGGAGTTTGATGAAGCCCGGGGCGCTCCCGCTGCCGACGAAGAGCTCGTAGGCCTTCTCCATGCAGTCGACCGGATGGCGTTGGGTCACATCCTTGAAGCGGTCGAGGTCCGTGGCGAAGATACCGAGGCTTCGCAGCTGCACCTCGTCGCGGAGCAGCACGATGCCGGGGGGTTGTTCGTAGAATTCGCGCAGGTCCGGCGGCGGATTCTGCGAGAGGAAATGGTGGTACCACCAGCGCTGGTCGCTCAGGACGGCGCTGAGTGACCGGCCGACGACGCGGACGATGCGCCGCGGCTCGGCAGTGCTGTAGTCCTCGGTGATGGCCGCGTAATCGACGAGGCCGAGCAGCACCGGGTCGGGCACGTCGGTCGCGGCCGGATCCCCACTCGTTCCCAGGCGGTGGAGCGCGATGGCGACCAACGAGTACGGGCGGATCAGGTCGGCCCAGGTGAACGGTCCGGCGATCGGCAGCGGCGACAAGACGAGCTGGAACGTCGCGAACGGCTGGCGGATGGAGTTGCTGACGGTGACGCTGATCAGGTCGTCACGCAGCTTCGCGCCGCCGAATCGCTGCAGGAGATCGTTCGCCACCGCGACGGATGGAGGGGTGTTCGCGTTGGAAAATGCCTCGACGAACGTCGGTTCGATCTTCACGACCGCATCGATCCCGTAGTGCGTGCCGTCCATCAGCCCACCGCCTGCGGGTCTTGTGCGACGCCGGCTTTGCGAATCTCGTAGTGCACGTGCGGTCCCGTCGTGTGGCCGGTGAGCCCGACGGCACCCAGCACGTCGCCGCGGTGGATGTGCGTGCCCACGCTAACCGTCGCGCGCGCCAGGTGGGCGTAGAGCGTCTGCTGGCCGTTGCCATGATCAACGACCACTGTGAGCCCGTAGCCGTGTTGGAAACCCACGCGATGCACCGTGCCGTCCGCAGTAGCGGTCACTGGCGCGCCCAGGTCGGCGGCGATGTCCAGGCCGTCGTGGTGGCGGCGCGTGCCGCCGAGCGTGCGCATCCCAAAGCGCGACGTGATGCGGCCATGGACCGGCAGACCGACGATGAGGTCGGGCCCGGGCACGGGCGGCGGCTCGAGCCGCGGCGCCGGCGTGGCGAATTCCGGTGCCTGCCAGGCAGCCGGCAGGAGCGCCATGGCGAGCGCCGCGGAAGCCGCCCTCTCGTGCCGACGAATCATGTAGATGATCGCTTCGCCGACCGTCATGGCGCTCTGGACTCATTGGCGCCCGGGCCACCAACCTGGAGATGCAATGCGTCGTCAATCACGCGCGGGAGTGCGTCGAGTAGGCTCGTCCAGCCGCTGCGGACTTCATTGGCGAGCGTCGTAATGGCTTCGCCGACCTGCGCGCTGCCCTCGGATCGGAGCTCCGTCAGCTCCTTCTGCACCGTCTCGGCGGTGATCGACCTGGCGGCGGGCGTTCCGGCAACGGCCTCGGCTGCCGTTTCCAGCCCTGGCGCGCCCTTTGTCTCTGGACGCGCGCGATAGACCTGTGCGCCGCGGCCACCGGCGATAAAGGCCGCGGCTTCGGTGTCGCCGGTGGCGTTGAACGCGACGAGTTCGCGCACAGCGCGGTCCGGATAGGCGTCGGAGAAGGCCCGCTGGAGCCCTTCGGCCACGTCGGGCATGTGGCGCGCCGCGAGCTCGGGTGCGCGGCGGATGGCGCGCAGGATGCCCAGGGGCGTGCTGATGTCGATCCCGAGGCGCCGGAGCCGTTCACCGGCGGGGGTGCCGCGCATCTGGCGGACGGCGTTATAGGCGATGTCGGCCAGGGGCCCGGTTTGATCACCCATGCCGGCGGTGAACTGGTTGAGCCCTTGCAACCGCGCCGTCTGGATATCCAAGAAGCCGGCGGTGCCGCGCTCCACACCCGGAACGTGGATCCGCGACATTGCGTTGAGCTGCCCCATGACGCCCTCGAGCGGCACGCGGGTGAATGGGCTCGCCGCGCCTGCCTGGACCTGCGCGAGCGCCTGTTGGTACGATGGATACAGGAAGGGCTGGCCGGGCGTTCCGAAGCGCGAGCGCGTGAAAGCGCCGAACGCACGGTCAGAGAGGATGTCCGGACCGCCGCCTCGCGTAGGCGCCAGCCGCATCAGCCCGGCGATCGCCGCCGCCTCGGTGCCACTGTCTTGTCCCGTGAGGCGCGCCACCGCGGCGATGCGCTGCGCTTGGCCGATACCTGTGCTCTGGGCCAATGCGTGCTCCGCGGCGAGCAATTCGATCGGGCTGATCCCGTAACGGCCACCCGTCGCGGTGGCGTCCCTTTCGCGCGCCAGCGGATCGCCGCCAGCGATGAGGGACGTCGGGAGGGCCTGCAAATGAGCCTTCACGCGTGTGCTGAACGTGTCCTGGGTGATCGCGACGGCCTTGTGGGCGGCGAGGAGTACTCCGCCGGCCAGGGCGGCTGGCCCGGCCAAGCGAGCGAGCGCCCCGATGCCGCCCATCGAGGCAGCGCCGCCCAGAAACGTTTCGAAGAAACCGGCGCCTCCGCCGCCCGCAGCAGCCCCCCCCGCGCCGCCCATGGCTCGGAGCTCCGCCGCGCCCAGGCCCCGCACGCGCCGCGCTTCGGTTTCAATCTCTCTAATCGCCTGGAGACTCTCGCTGCGTCCCGCATGCAGCTGTCCAAGCCGGGTTTCGGTGGCCCGGATCTCCGATTCGTCGACGGGCAGTCCCTGGCGCTTGCGCTCCGTCAGCCGATGGTAAGCCTGCCCGACCTGGTCGATGGTCTCGCGCTGTTGGCGCAACAGCTGCTGTTGGCGCTGCCATTCGCGGGCGAGGTCCCGATCGGTGACCAGGCTGGCGCGCTTTTCCGCCGTGACGTCTCGAGAGGCGGCCGTGACTCCCCGCCGCTCGCTCTCGGCCTGCAGCGTCTCCACCTCGCTGCGCGCCTTCTGGATGTCCGGACTGACAGAGATCAGCTTGTCCCGCAGTCCGGCATTCGCGGCGCCGCCTTTCCCGCGCGCGAATGCCTCGACATCCTGCACCATAGTCGCGTAGCGCTGCTGCTTCTGTGCGAGCGCGGCCGCGAGTTCTTCGTCCGAGAGGCCGACGCCGCGACCACGGGCGCGCGCGATCGCTGGCGCAAACGCCGCCTCCGAAAACAGCGGCCGCGGCCGAAACGACGAGAACCACGCCCGGGGCGGCCCTCCGCCCCCGCCCCCAGTCGGAGTAAAGGGGAGCGGCGGCCCGAGTTCGCCGACGATCTCCACGGCCTTGCGAGCCTCGAGGTTCAAGCCGCGGAGCGTCGTCGTCGCGTCGGTGCCGGCGCGGATCAGTTTGGCGATGGCTTCGATCACGCCGCGGGCTCCAGGCAGGCCGACGGCACCCAGGTAGACCGCCGGTGCGCGCCGAGCTTTTCGTGCCAGCAGACGAGGGTGTCGAAGCCGGCCGTCGATCGTTTCCGATCGATGCGCACAACTCGACCGGTCGTTCCCTCGGCGACGGTCAGGCTACTCCGCGTCCGGACGCGCACCGCCATCCAGCGACGCAGCGTCATGGGGCAATCCGGGTGGGCGGCGACTGCCGGGGGGACCGTTTGCAGTCGCCGCCTCCGTCCCCACCGTGCCGGGAGGTGTGGCCACGGTGGAAGCTCATGTCGATTTGGCGAGCGCCGCGACCACCGCGGCGCCCAAGGAGGTTGGTGCCGGCGGCGGCGCATCGGGGGCGAAGTCGGGTCGGCGCGCATAGATTTTCTGGAGCCACCGCTCGGCATTCGCCGCGCTCGTCGTGAAGTCGTACTCGCCGCGTTCCCAGGCGCGGAGCGCGTCCGAGGAGACCCGCGCGCCGCAGAGCACGCACCAGTCCGTTGCGACGCGCGCGCGACATTTCGGGTTCGGGCAGCTCCGCCAGGTCAGCCCATCGAAGCGGATCCCGCAGTGCCCGCAGAAGTCGCGAAAGCCCCAGTGCTGGCAGCGCGCGCACCACTGTAGCCCCTCGTCGATCTTCCCCTGCATCGCGACCCACGCGGATTCCTCCTCGGTGAGGTCCGCGGCGGTCTCGAACGGCAGGAGCTGTGGCCAACGCTTGAAGCATTCCCAGATCACCCGCTGATCGGCACGACGGCAAAAGGCCCAGAGCTCCCCGTCTCCTGTGCTTTTTTTTTGAACACGGTCTCCTCGACGTAGGCGCCCACCGCGGCGAGCTCCTCGTCCTCGACCTGGTCGAAGGCGACGATCGAGACGGGCTTGCCGTCGGGCCCGGTATCCTCGGTGAGCCAATGCGCGGGTGCCTTCTCGCCGCGGTCGATCGGCGTGCCGCTCTGCGACAGCGCGGGGCGCAGGCACACCTCGCAGCGCGCCTCGCTCATGAGCTGCTCGCCGTCGAGGCCGTTCAGCACCTTGGTCTCGGCATCCAGGCCGAAGCGCCCGATGAGCTTCGCGCTGAACCGGCGGTGGATCTCGCGCACGTCGGCGCGGCTCGGCCGGCGAAAGCCGAACTCGTGTCCGTGGACCGCGAAGCGGACTACCCGGTTCTCGCCGGGGGCAGCGGGTGTGGACATTGCGTCCTACCTTTCGGCCAGGCGCCGGCGTGCCGAGCAGGAAGCTCGGCAGAGCGGAGCAGCGCACCGTGCGCGCTGGCGATGAGCGTGTGAGACATGTCAGTGGTCAGCCGGCGGTGATCTCGGCGCCGCGGAAGATCTCGCGGCAGATCCCGCTGTATTGTTCGCGGAGCGCCCGGCCGTTCGTGCCGGTCGTGTCGAGCGATTCGGGCAGCACGCCGCGGCAAAACCAGATGGGCCGGCCATCGGACGGGTCGACCGCCAGGATGTCGAACGACCGGAATTGCGCGTAACGCTGCAGCTGCGGCCGGATGGTCGAGAGCCTCAGGGAGTTCAGCGTGTGGACGGCGCCCCAGCGGATCCGCCCCTCGACGTTGTTCACCACGTTGTCCGGCGGCGAGAACTTGCCGAGCGACTTCAGGTTCTCGGCGGAATATTGTTCCGTTGCGGAGAAGTCCTCGACGATCCCGAGGGACAGCGGCGTGCCGCCGAGCGGCGGTACGGCAAAGATCTCGAGCAGCGAAGACGGGATAGATTGGTCTGGACCGGGCACGGCACACTCCCTCGGGTCCGCCGTGCCGACGGAAGACCACCATCAAGATTGTTCAACCGCCGACGACCAGGATGAAGTACTTCGCCACCGGAGCGGGTCGACCGAAAGCGCCTGGCCGTCGGCACCGCCGCGCTCTCGCCGCCCCGGTGGCGTGCGAAAACCTGCTACCGGATGGGCACCGCCGTGGACGCGCTCACTTGATTGCCGCTGAGCGAGCCGAGGAGGCGCTGGTACTCGGCGCCGCCCTCGATGCTGATGTGGTTCAGCTCGCCCCCGATGAAGACGTCGTAGAAGACCTGCAGGACGCCCGCTTCGATCACGGAGGCGGGATCCGGGAGCTTCCAGGGGCCGCGCGCGACGCCGAAGTCGTCGACGCCGGCGACAAGCGCCCCAAGGCTCGTATAGAGCCCGAGGAGCTGCACCATTTCACCGATCACCGTCGGGTTCGTCTGCCCGTTCACCCAGCGTCCGCGGTACTTGAGGAAGCGCGCGCGGACGTCGGAGTCGAGGTTGTCGAGCGTGTCGATCTCGGAGACGATGCGGGCCATGCGATGATCCGGATCGCGGCTCGTGGTCACGTGCAACGCGACCTTGACCAGGCCCTCCTCGACCTTCACGACCGTCACGCCGCCATCGATGAGCGATTCGCGGGTCAGCAGGTCGAACATGTCCTCCGGGTGAATGCCGGTGAACCGCAGGATCTTGTTCGTGAGCGGGTTCTGGTACGGCCGGTTGCCGGCGGCGCCGCCGGCCAATGCCGCTGCGAGGAAGATCGGATCCAGGTAGGTGATCTGCCCGTCCGAGCCGAAGACACCGCAGCGCTGGGAATGCAGGCGGACGCGGGAATGGTCGAGCGCCGCGGAGATCTCCAGGACCTCGTCCGCCGTGAGTCCCGGCTGCGTGCCGCAGTAGGCGCGGAACCACTTGCCGGCCGAGCGCTGCTCGATGATGAATTCGGTGATCATCACCATGATGGACGGATCGTCGGTGTCGGCCAGGATGATGCCGCCCTTCTCGATGTTGGCGTCGAGGGCGTTGAGCGCGTTTTCCCAGTCGTCGATGGTCACGATCGGCGTCGCGCCGCCGGTGAAATAGACGAAGGTCGGCTGGCCGACGCCGTCGACGTCGTTGTCGGGGATCCCGCGGACGGCAATCGTCATGGTGTAGTTGCCGCGGGTGCTGTGCTTCACGAAATCGGCGATCGCCTCCATGTAGGCGGTGAGCACTACGGTGGCGGTCTTCACATCGATCCCGGCGACGACGTCGAGGCCGCTGGAGGCCATCGACTTGTTCGCGGTCGAATGGACCTTGGCCGTGTAGCCGACCTGGTTGTTGATGAAGGCGGCGAGCTGGGAGATCGATTTATAGCTCTGCGAGGTCAGCGGAACGGTCAGGTCCGTCGTCCCGTCGGTTTGGTCGCCGGCGAGCACTATGCGGAGTGAGGCGGCGTCGCCGGCGGCGGCGACAGTAAAGGTGACGCCCACGATGAGGTTCAACACCAGGCCGTCGTCGGGGGCCGCGAGAGTCACGGTGGCACTCCCCGTGTCGATCGAGGCGGTCACGCCGACGGCGTTGGCGTTGATCGCATCGGCGAGCGCCGTGAAGGTCGCGTTGGCTGTGGCGCCGATGCTCACGAGGACGCTGCCCGGGCTGACATTGGCGTCGTTGTCGAATTCGTAGACCTGACCGTTGACCGACAGCTTGTCGGCGTCGCTCGGCTGGTCGAGGTAGGAGACGATGCCGCCATGGCGGCGAATGGTCAGCGTCGCGGTGCTGGCGTTGCCGATGCCGTTGGCGCCGTACCGGATGTCGAGCGCCGGGCCCAGGTTGTCGCGGGAAAAGACGCGCCCGGCAGAATCGTCGCGCAGCGTTAGCTTCTTCGAGTTGGGAAGTGTCCCTGCCTCGATCTTGCGGCGCGCGCGCCGGGTCTGTGAGCCATAGTCAGCGGTGGTGATGGTTCCCAGGATCACGTCGGCTTGTTTGACGTCGACGATGCTGGGGGTGGCCGCATCGATCCGACAGGTGAGGATGTCAGCGGCGCCGAACATGTCCTGCTCGCCGATGCCGAGCTTCGACATGCGGGCAAGCGCGACGCCCTGGTCACCGGTGCGGTCCGGATCGCAGTAATTGGTGAGCGCCGTGAGTGTCCGGAAGCGGTTGACCGCGAGCGGCGTGCCCGAGCGGAAGGCGGACAGGATGATCAGGTCGTTGACCGGGTCGGAGCGGACGGGTTCGGTGTCCTGCAGCCGGATGATGCCGGTGACGGAAGGCTCGATGTGCCCGAAGCCGAAAACGTCTACGAAACGAAGAGGGGATACAGCCAGACTCATCAGCCTTTCCTTCTGCGGTCGGTCCGGGAGAACAGGTAGAACAGCGCGTTCCACTCCGACTCGCTGCGAAAATTGAAATCACCGACCTTGGTGCGCACGTGCACCAGAAACGCCCGCGCCATCTTGCGACTGAGGCCCTTGGCGGTCGTGAACTCCGCGAAGCTCAGGGGCTGCGGGCTAGGCGCCAAACTGGCTGTCTGCATTTTGCGTCCCGGTGAAGCCGCTGATGTCGATGGCGGGTGCGCGCGTCGCGTCGAGCTGGTCGAGCTCGCCCACGAACTGCAGCACGCGGCGAAAGATGTACCGGCCGGAGTCTTCGATGCGCTTCGGTTCGAGGTCGCGCCCGGAGAGGGTGAGGGAATGGCGGAAGACCCCGGCCAGAAAGGTCCACCGATTGGAGAGGAGCCACTTGCTGAGCTGATAGAGCCAACGCACCAGGTCGGGATTGTCTGCGTAGGTGACGATGCCGATGGTCTCGCGCCAGCGCTGGGCGTTCACGATCGCGTTCTCGCCAGTGGTGAGCTGCGCGCGAAAGCCGACGTTGCCAAGGTACTGCTGGCTGATCTCCTCCGGGTCGATCAGGATGGACCAGCACGGCAATTTTTGTTGCTCGAGGAGCGGGTAGCCGCGGATGATCGGCACGCTGTTGGCCGCGAGCCACGTCTTGATCTGCGCGAGCTGCGGGCCGGGGACGTTGTGGTAGATGCGCGACAAGAGATCGTCGATCGAGTTGTCCGTGAAGGCCGCGTCGACGTCGGCAAGCCCATCGCCGAGCGTTACGGCGAGCACGTCCTCGGGCAGGATCCAGCCGTAGTCGGCGCTCATGACCGGGCCTCTCGGGGAAAGCCTGGGAAGACGTCCGCGGGCGCATCGGGATGCACGCGCAATTGAACAGGGCCCGTGGTCGCACGTTTGGCGTAGCCAGGGCGTTGCGGATCACTCTCCGGGAGGCCATTCGCATCTCGGGGGATGTAGACGGCCGTCGCGGCATCGGTATCGACCGATTCTACGAGGTCGAGAACCCTGCCGTGGCAGTGGACGCGCAGGAAGAAGGCGCCCGGCATATCCGGGGTAATCTTCATACTGTGGCTTTCCCCGTCAGCGCGGCGCCCATCGCAACCGCCAGATCCTGCGCCGCGGCGCGGTCGAGGATGTCCTGGATCTTTGGCGCCGCCTGATCGAGCGCGCGATCCGCGAAGTTGAATGCCCGGGTGGGTGGGATGTACCAGCCCGGTGAATCCGGAGTGATCGTGCGGACCGTCGTGTACTGGCCCTGCGTCCCGCCTTTCGGCGTGTGGTGCGGACCCGAGAGGAAGAGGCCCTCGTACTGCGACGCCTTCCAGGTGTAGCCGGCGACGTCGATGAGATCGCGGGGGAAGTTGAACGCTGGGTAGCTCTGGAAGAAGACGTAGGTCTTGCTCTGCTTGTAGAGATCGCCAAAGCCTTTCAGGCGCTGCTTGAGCACGAGCCGGCGCGCCTTCGCGTAGACCGCCGCTGGCATGCCGCCGGCGACGCCCGGCGTCCGGATCCGGAAGGGGACGCGGGCGTAGAGGCCGCCCTCCTTGTTCACCTTCCACTGGCCGCTGCCGACGCCCCAGCTCGCCGCCAGGTGAAACCCGGCGCGGCCGTGCTCGAGCCATTCGGCCTGCTTGCTGGTGTTGACGACGGCGACGACGTCGTGATCGCCGAGAAACGGGTAGCGGAGCGCATCGGCCGAGGTGAGCGCGGCGAGGTACTCGCCGCTCCGATCGTGGTCAGCCGCGAGCTCGCGCCACGCCGCGATGATGAGCTGCGGCACGGTCGTGCTGAGCGCCTCGCGCAGTGCCGGCGCCTCGACGTCGGGTGCCAGGTCTATGCGAAAGTCCCGCTGCGGCATCTCAGCTCGCACCGACCGCAGGCTGGCGGAAGAAATCGAGCCGCTGAGCCATGGTCTTGTAGGGCTGTTTGGTTGCGTGTTCGTCGCGGGACTGCGGGGACCAGATGACGTAATGGGGCCGCGCCCGATAGCGCACGGTGTATTGCACTCCCGTGGGTGGTCCGTGGCCGGCGTCGACCCACAGCACTGAGCCGTCGAGTCCAAGGGTGAAGTCGGTGCCCTCGACAAAGCGCGCGAGGTCGCCGCCCACGATGGCCGCGACCCAATCGACGCTGAGCACGATCGGCATGCGCAGGCGCTCGGTCGGTCGCCCGAGCTTGTCCGTGTCGCCGCGGATGTGACGCTCGTTGTTGACGGTGAGCTCGGCGACGGCGAACACGACCTGGTCGAGATGCCCGGGCGTGACGGTGCTGGGGAAGGTGATCCAGACCATGCCCTGCATGAACATGCCGGCTTCGTCGAAGACGTCGCGGCGATTGCGCCCAGGGGCGAGCAGCACCAGAGGAACGCCATCATCCCAGAGGAGACCGCTGTACGGCTGGCAGAACGGGCACGTGACGTCAGGCGCGTTCGAATTGAGGTTCTGGCACGGGCAGACCAGCGCCCGCCGCCAGAGCACGGGCGTGCCGTGATCGGCGATGAGCGCGTCGAATTCCGCCGGATCGAAATGCTCCGCCAGCGCGGTCGTATCCTCGACAGCCATGTCATACGAAGGTGAACAGCGGCCCCTGCTCGTGATCGAGCCAGTTGTCGCGGATCTCCTGCTCGCGCTCGATTGCCAGTTGGATCTCCCCCGACATCGGCCCGTACCGCCCCGCGGCAAATCCGCGGCCCTGGCTGAGCCCGTCGAGGGATAAGTTCGAATTGGTGCGGCCCTGCGAGAGGATAGTGCCGAGCACACCGATCAGCATCAGGAAGGCGCGCAGGCGCACGCCTTCGATCAGGTCCTGGTGGTGCGCCTCGATGACGCCCTCCTGGAAGCCCACGGTATAGTCGACGAAGATCGACTGCGGGATGTCGCGGCCGCCGGCGATCGAGCTCAGCACGTAGGCGTTGACGGAGAGGAGCGGCAAGAGCGGTCCGGTTGCCGGCACGATCTGCTGGCTGCCGAACTGATAGTCCAGGCGGCGCCAGTCGCTCTGAATCGTCCAGCTCGCCCCGATCGCGGTGCCCGGGTACCAGAAGAACAGGTCCTCGACGGAAATGATGGGCCGGTAGCCGAGCTGGATGGCGGCCCAGCGGTTCCCGTTGAACATCTCGGACTCGTAGTCATAGGCCGGCTCGGTGAGGTCTTTCACCGGATCGAAGTCGGTGACCTTGACGCGCGGATCGTCGGCCTGGGCGCGCAGCTGCGCCGCGCTGATCACCCGCGTCGGCAGGAAGCGGATGTTGAGAGCGCGCTTGTAGAAATCTTCCGCGGCCAGGATCTTCCGCGTGATCTCTTCGTCCGGATAGGGCGCCCGTTCACCGACAGCGCGCGTGAGTTTGCCGTACAGCTCGCTGCCCTTGATGAAGTCGGGCGTAATCCCGAGGTCCGATTCCCGATCCACCGGGCCTCCTCACGGCCGATACGTGATGACCCAGAGTTCGCTTGAATGATCGCCGACGGGCGTCACGTCGCCGCCGCCGACCGTATAGTCGGTGGGCTCCTGGAGGAGCGTTTGCGTGGCCGGCGCGCCGCTCGAGGCGACGAAGGCGAGAATACTGGTCACGGTCGAGACGTCCGCCAGTCCGAGCGGCGTCGCGTTGGTGGCCGGGATGCGCACCTGGCGCACGCCCAGCGCCGAGAGCTCCGCGCAGTCGGCCTGCTTACAGGCCGGGCTGAAGCTATTGAGCAGCTGGCGGCGCCGCTCAGTCAGCGGCTTCCCGAGCGATTGCAGCGTCACGTTGATTGTCGGCGTCGCCGTAAAGGTCGGCGTATTAGTCGAGAGCGGTGTCGGGGTATCGGTTGGGGTGCTGCTCGGGGTCTGTGTCGGCGTGTCCGGCGTCGGCGTCACCGCGAACGCGGGCGCGCACAGACAGAAGAGGAGCACCAGGTGGAGGAGCCGCTGCGTCAGGCCACGCATTAGTCTTGTCCCTTCGCCGCAGTCACGCCGGCGGCCGCGGCCGCGCCCTCGCTGCCGATGGCAGTCACGCGCATGCCGGCTGCCTTCAGCTCGGCGTTTTCTTTCTTGAGCGCCTCGACCTCGCTGGCGAGCTGGTCGCCGCGGGCGCGCTCGGCCCGGAGGTCGGCGGACAGCGCCAGGTTGTTCCTGCGCGTGTCCTCGAGGTCCTGGCGAAGCCCGTTCAGCGCGGCCAGATCGACCGCGGCCGCTTCGGGCGACGGCGCCGGATGGTGCGCGGCCTCGATGGCATCATCGATCCGTTCGCTGTGCGTCTCTTCATCGAGGGCGCAGACCGCGTAGTCGCCGGTGCCGTGATTGATGAACCGGTTGACCTTTTCGGCGGGAATGCGCTCTGAGACATGGAACGACGCCCCGTCGTCCATGCGGACGGTGGCAAACTTCACGCCGTCGACCTCGGCCGGCAAGCCGGTGAGGTTGCAGACCACGCGTCCGGCCTTGGTCACTTCGCGCGCCTGGGCGGCCGCGGGTTTGTCGTTGGGGTCTTTCTTCGCCATCGTCGGTCCCTTCTCCAATGGGGGGTGCGCGCGGCGCCCGGATTCGGGGCGGGCGCCGCGCGCGCAAGTCATCGCCTCAGCGCACTAGAACGGCTGCCACGTGGCGGCGGACGGCAACACGTTGACGATCACCGTGTGTTGGTTCGGCTTGCCGACCCGCAGGGCCAGGAACAGCAGATGCGCCCAGGGGATGACCGGGGTGTTCGAGGGATAGAGGGCAAACTTCGTCATCGGCAGGAGACGGCGGATGGTGATGGCGTCTTCTTCCTGCGTGAGGCAGAAGATCTTGCTCGTGCCCGGGACGTTCTGGTTCAGGTCGAGATAGGTGGTCGTGCCCCCGCCGTTCTTGGCGACGCGCACCATCTCGCGGAAATCGGTGTCCGCGTTGGTGCCGCTGCGGCGCGACCGGTAGACCTGGTAGTAGGTGGCGTTGCCGCCGACCGCTTCACCGATGGCGACGGACGCGCCGTCGCCGGCGGCGATCACGTGCGCGGTCGACTTGACGAAGGCGAGCGAGCGGCCGTTCTTGTTGCCGCCCTCGACGCCCCAATAGAACGTGCCGGCGTGCCCCGCCAGGAACTGGGATCCGGCGTTCGGGGCCACGGTGACCGTGATGCTGGCGGGCGTTTCCACGCCGGCCGCGGTGGCGATCGCCGCCAGGGCGTCGGAGCGGGTGTAGAACGGCGCGGCGCCCTCTTGGATGAAGACGTCGTCTTTGGCCGCGATGTTGCCCCAGCGGGTGACGATCTCCGCTACCGGCGCGCCGACCTTCAGGCCGCCTTGCGAGTCCTTGTTCAGGACGACGCGGAACGCCGGATCGAGCTTCTGGTCCAGGTCCGCCGCGACGAGGTTGCTCATGTAGGCGTCGGTCAGGCGGCCGAACGAGCCGTAGCTCGAGACCAACTGCGCGGACTGCACGAACTCCGCGGCGGCCGGGGTGACCGACTTGCCGCGCAGATCGATGACATGATCGGCGGGGGCCTGAGCGCGCAGGATGGTTTCGATCCCGTCGAACTCCTGCGGCGAGCTCGCCGCGTCGCCGTAGAAGATGCCCCACTCAGCCGAGGACAAGAGCTGCAGGATGGCGGTCTTCGTCTGGTTCGAGATCACGTCGACCACGCCCTTGGTGCTGGACTGCACAACCGACACCCGGCGCATGGTCATCAGGTACTTGATCTCGAGGATCCGGCGTTTGTAGTCCGCCTGGGCCTCGTTGATGGCGCCGACCTCGTCGTTGAACGAGTCGCCGAGGAAGCCCCCGACGGTGGTCTGCTGCACATACTCGTCGACCGTGGCGGTGGCATCCGACTTCGAGAGCGCGTTGAACGCCTTGAAGTGCTTGTTCTGCTGAATGGTGGCGAGCAGCGCGTGCTCGATCGACTGGAGTTGCACCGCGCGGCCGCCGGTGAAGGTGGCGACGTCGCTGCCGTAGCCGGCGGTGACCGCCTTCGCGAACTCGCGGGCGTCTGTCCAAATGAAGCCGTCCAGCGCGCCGTTGGCGAGGTCGCCGAACGAGCCGCCCTGGAGGTCCTGACCGTAGAGCATCGAATTCTCCTTCGGGATGAGGTCTGTGTGTGAGCGGGTGTCCGCGGGTTACTGCGTGACTGCGGCAACGGCCCGGGCGAGTTTCGCGCCGAAGCCCGGATCGATCTCCGTGATGGCCTCCGGCGTGGCACCGCTGTTGATCCAGGTCTCGGCCTTGATCAGGTCGTCGACCGAAATGAGCCCCTTGTCGGAGGCGACGTGCGCCTTCGCGAGGTACGTGGCGCGGTCGAACCCGCCGGCGTTTCCCTTGCCGCCCGCGTTGGGATCGGCCAACGACCGGTCCGTCACGGTGACGCGCGCGGTGCGCGAGCGTGGCCCCTGCGGGCGATCGCCCCATTCCTTCAACGTGTCGGTGACGCTCTTCAGGACCAGGCGCTCGGCAACGGCGCGGGCGCTGTCGGCCTTGGCGACGATCGCCAGTTCCTTGCGGACCTGACGGAGTTCCTTCCCGATGGCCAGCACCATGCCCGAGAGCGCGTTGTGCGCCTTCAAGAGCAGCGCCAGCACGGGCAGCGCGTCGACCGGCTCGTTCGCGTCGGCCGCCGTTCCGTCTCCTTCGCCCGTCACGCCCTTCAGCAACGCGGCGATGCGCTCCTCGGTGAGCCCGTCAGGGTTCTTCTCGGGATCGAGGTCGGCAGGCAGGGCAGTGTTGGCCTTGGCGAGATCGCCGAGGGCCTTCAATGCGTCGTCGAGCTCCCGGGCCGCGGCGTCGCTCTTCACAAGCACCTCGCCGCACTCGGCGCAGTGCTTGCCGGTGCCCTCGGTCTGACAGCCCGAGCAGACCGCCTTCTCGAGGCCGTCGTGCTTCTCTTCCTCGGCGGCGGCGCCGCACTCGGCGCAGAACTTGTGGCCCTTGGTCATCTCGTGGGGCGTTTGACCTTTGCACTTCATGGGGAAGTTCCTTTCGGGCCGCGGCTACGCGGCCATCTTCGATTCGGTAGTGGTGCGGTGCGCGATCTGGCGGATGAGACGCGTGGCATAGGCGCGCGCCTCTCTCGGGTCGGCGCCTTCGCACTCGCGAAAGTGGGCAACGATCTTGTCGAGGCTCGGCGCGCCGGCGGTGTGTTCACAGCCGCCGCCCGCGCCCTTCTGGAGCGCCCGCAGGTAGCGCGCGGCCGCGCCGGCGTAGCGCGCATCGCCCTGGGTTTCTTTCAGGACGTGGCCGCGTTCGATGCTCTGAAGCTGCGTGGCCTGGCCGCCGGCGAGCTGCGCGACGTCGGTCGTGTAGCCAGCGGTCACCGCCTTCGCGAAGGTGGCCAGCGGCATCAGCGACACCGCTTTCACGGTGGTGTTCACCGGTTCCTTCGCCAGTCCGATATTGGTCCAGACGACGCGATCGACCGTGCAACCGTCCGGGCCGCAGGCCTTCTTCAACGTGCGGCCACCCACCGAGGGGTACCAGCGGCGCGGCGGCCGGGACTTGGTGATCGAGTCCCAAAAGAAGTTGGCGGCGTCGTTGAGCTGTCCCTCGCCGCGGTAGACGGCGCACTTCACGACAATCGCCGGCTCGGTGACCGCCTCGATCGGATGGCCGATCTCCATTGCCTTCGCCTCGAGGGGCGACAGGCCGAAGCGGGGGCCGAGGAGGCTCAGGTGCTCGAGGTCGAGGTTGCCGGTCTTCAGGAAGTCGGGCAGGGCGGCCAACAGCGCAGCGCGCCGGACGACCTCGCGCTGGTTATCGCGATTCTCGTTCGACGGCTCGCAGTAGACGAAGCGGTCGTCACCCTCGGTGGCCGGCCGGGCTTTGAAAAACAGCTCGTCGACCTGGAAGGTTTCGAAGGGGGCGGTCTGTGGCGTCAATGCGTCATTCCCAAAAAAGCAAAAAGGGGCCGTGAACGGATTGCTCCGTCCACGGCCCCTTGGTTCTGCTTACGGCGGGCGCGTCACCGGCGCCTCGCACTAACCCTTGGCCCTACTGGCTCAAATTCGTCAGTCTCAACATTGCAGGATCCGTGGTGCGTAGACGAGGAACTAGGCGCATCCAGTGGCCCACTGGATGACACCATTGCGAGGTCGTGCGCGCCGGATTCTGGAGGCCGCCGAACCTGCGGCCAGTCGCATAGTTAGTGGTGATCGGCGCAGGCTTCGCGGCGCCGTTTCGGTGGCGGCGTCTTACGCGCGTAGGCGCATATTTCAGGTGAGCGGGATAACTATGGCATACTTATCCGCAGATGGGCCGCCATCGCTACATTCCGCGCGCCAAGCGCTCCGGCTGGGAAGGGCTCGACCCTGAGGCGAAGCGCTCCTTGACGGCGGATCTGTTTCGCGGTGGGCGGGACGACGGCGCTGTGAGCCCCATGGACGATGAGCTGCGCGATCTGGGAACCGCCGCGGCCAACGCGCTCACGCCCCTTGCGGCAGAACTCAGGGCGCGCGGCTACCAGGAATTCGTGATCAACGTCCTGGGCGGTCGCTTCGTCTGGAAGCCGCCGGCTAGCATCGACGATTGACAGGAAGCCGGAGTCACCCGCGAGGGGGCGCTATCTAGCGCTACGTGGCGCTACCTGAACGGAGATTAGGGCCGCCGATCTACGGGCGCGCCGAACGGAATGATCACGCAGAACAGGAGGATGCTCATGGGGGCGGGACGCCTGGCGCCTAGCGAGTCAATCGTGTGACAACATCGCTGACAGGCGACCACGTACCCACCACGGCGCCTCGTGCGCAGAGGACTGCTACCGAATGTTCGTTGCGAGCGCCTCTGCGCTGGTGCAGCACTGGCTGTAACAATCGCGGCTGTGCGGGCCAGCGTTTCGCTTCGGGTTCCAGCCGCAGTACATGCAGTCTCCACCTACCCTGATGAACCAGTCCAGCTGGCACTTGACTGCAACCGTCATGGACCCCGCTCCGCAGCATGCGCAGGATAGGCGGCGCTGCTCGCTGACAACCTCAACGGCGGTGAAATGTTCCTTGAGCGCAGCGAGCACTGCATTCAGTGTGGCGGTCTGCGTGAAGTCAGGGAGATCAAGGTCGAGATGGACGGAGAGACGTTTAATCGACATCGGGGCGCGCCTATATGGAGCGTTCAAGGGCGACGATCAATTCCTCGCGCGTGCACTCGCCCATCGGCACGAGGCCCCGCTGCGTAACGACAAGGTTCCGGCTGCTGACGAGAGGGCGGGCAACGCCCAGGCGCACGTCCTGAACCGCGGCGAGAATGGCGTGGAGCGCTTCTCTGTCTCGATCCGTCTGTCGATTCTGGGACATCAGGATCAACGGTCCCTGGAAGGTGCTCACGACGGTGAGTACCAGGTTCAGAAAAATGTAGGGATAGGGATCAAACACGCCGATCAAGAGGCCCAGGTTCAGCGCGAGCCAGGCGACGATCAGCCCGAGAAAGACGAAGATGAACGTCCAGGAGCCGCTGAACTCGGTCACGGCATCGGCGCAGCGTTGCGCTTTCGTGGGCACCGGCTTCTCCGCCATGGCGAAATCTGGCATACGGTCTCCTATACGGGCTTGCAAGCCTACGTTGTCGACGAGAGGAGGTGAGGCGTGATGGGCACGAAGAAAGCCAGCGCGAAGAAGCCGAAGGCTCCGCGCAAACCGGCGCGCAGCAAGAAGAGCTGACCCGCGCGGTCGACCAAGACCCTACCTTCCAACCTTCGTCAAGAGGGCGCTCTCCGCGGGAGCGCCCTCGGACGGATGCACCCTCCCGTACGCATCTAGCCGGCCTGCTTTCCAACCCTGATCACCGTCGAGCGTGACACGCGGACGATCCGCGCGACGCGGGCGACGCTCAGGCGCACCAACAGGCGGCGGATGCGCCGATTGCGCCGGCGCCGTTCCTCGTGCGGGCGCCAGACCGGGATCCGGAGGCGTTGGCGTCCAAAGCGCCGCATCAGCCGGGCGGCCGCCCGCCGGCCGACGGTGGCGATGAGGACGGCACGGAGGGGCGCCGGCGACGAAACAAGACGAGCCGGCCGCGGCTCGGCAGAAGCTCGTTGCCGCACTGAGGACAGCCGAGCACGATCTTGCCGTCCGGCGTGAGGCGCAGGTACCGATTGCGGAGCAGGGTGCCGCCTTCCTTCGCTTCGCTGGCGACGGTGGCCTGGCAAACCGGACACTGGGTCATCAACGGTACGGGCGAGCATGAAGGCTGCCGCTCATGGGCCGCTCATGGGGTGGTGTCCCCACAGGCTGGCGAACCACCCGAAGGCGCCACCGATGATGGCGCTGGCCACGGCGGTGGCGAACCGCCAGATGTGCTTGCGTTCGGCGTGCGCTGACGCCGTCAGTGTTCTCCGCCAGATCTTCAAGTCATCGAGCTCGAGTCGCATCTTCACCAGGTCGATCTGCATCTCCTGCCGGGTACGTCCGAAGCTCTCGGAGCTCAGCTCCAACTGCTCGACCGCCTTCTCGAGGGCGCCCAGGAGCCGTTCCTGCTGGGCAGTCCCCGCCGCGCGCTCGCGTAGTCGTTCGCCTTGGGTGCGCAAGACTTCCTCGACCGCGCGCGCGACTTCCTCAGCGGCGTTCGCCATCGGGAGCGCCTTCCGCGTCGCCGCCGAGGACGACACTCACCCGCAGGATGCGCCATGCGATCGACTCGATCTTTGCGTTCAGGGTGTTCTGAAGCTGCTGGTCCTCCTCGAGGGCCGCGGTGAACTCCTCCGCCGCCGTCATCAGCTCGCTGGCCGCCTGGTCGACGCTGTCATCTTTCTTCGGCATCGTCGTGTTGTCGCGGCTCGGTCTCCGGTTCTGACCGCACGCCGCCCAGGGCTTGGCTGTAGCGCTCTTGGAAGCGGCGCAAACCGCGGAGCGCCCGCACTTCATTGGGGACCGCCGTGCCAGCGGCGACCCGGTCACGCAGCACGCGCAGCGCTTCGTAGATCGGCTCGGGTGTGGGGACATCGCGGAGCTGACGCACGAAGCGCAGGAACAAGAGGGCGAACGGGACCGACACCGAGGCCGTCACCAGCTTCTGGAGCGCCTGCAGCCAGTACCGCGGCCAATAGACCATCATGGGTTCGATGATGTGGCCCACGCCGCACGAAAAGATGAAGGCGGCCGCCAGGATCAGCAGGCTCGCGCTCCCGGCCGGCAGGTTGCGTTGCCAGAGACCCATCAGTACGCAGCCGATCGGAATCGCGAAGTAGGCCGCCGCGATCGCCAGGTCGCCGCTCCGGTGCGCCCAGATGAGTCCGAGGCTCCACCGATAACAGTGGCCATGGGCGATCAGGCCGCTCGAAAAGGGTTCGACGTCAAAGGCGATCGCGAGCCCAAGCAGAATGAGGATGGCGCAGTTGAGGAAGATGACCGCGGTGCCGAAGGCAATCCCGCCACCGTTACTCAGTCGAATCCGAGGCATCGATTTATCAAGGCTCCTTGTCGTAACCCCCCGTGCGATATTCTTGTTGCCCAGGCTATCGGGTCCGATCGCCGCGGAACGCCTTCCACCCGCCGAAGTGGACGCCCTCGTAGATCAGCGTCGCCTGCGTCTCGTCCACGTAGAGCGCCTGCATGGCTTCCAGGAGGATCGTGTCGCACTCTTCCTTGAGGCGCGCGGTGTCGCGGTACAGGTAGTCGTGGAGCACGGTCGCGAGCCAGTACGTCCCGAAGGGCGCCAGGCCCGTTGACCATAAGGCCTCCGGAATGCTCGCCCCGTCGCTCTGCGTACCGGCCGGTACCGTGATCACATCCCCGCTCGGCCGGGTGAACGTGAAGGGCTCCAGGGTGACAACCCGCAGCCCATCGGCCGTCCGCACCGCGATCATGGTCTTGTCGAACCCCATCACCGGGTGTCCTCACGCGCAGCGGCGCGACATCAGTGAAAGATCCCGGGCACGACTAGATCGCTGCCGCGCCGGAACGCTGGCACTGGTGTATCGGCTGACGCGTTCGGGCGGAACTTGAGCAGCGCCAGCGGATTGGTCATGCACGCCACGACGATGCTGCCATCGGGGAGCGCCACCGCTTCGTTGGGGTTGCGCACGGGCAGCGTGTACGGACGCATCGCGGTCGGCACCGGGTTCGCGGGGTCGATGAGCTGAATGATGCCCGGGTCCGCTGCCAACACCTGCAGGAGGAGGCCGCCGACGTTGAAGAGCCCCCAGCACGCGCCGGTGGTCACCGCGGTCGGGATCCGGCTGAGCGTCATGTCGGCGCCCCATTTGAAGACGTCCTGCGACGTCTCCACGCCCGTCCAGGTGTCGGTGCCGACGAAGGCCAAATCGTCGCTGGCATTCAAGCAGCCGTCCGGAAACGGAGAGGACACGTAATCGAGCGACGCCGGGTCGATCTCGATGAACTGAGAGGGCACGCTGTCGACAATCGCGGTCGCCGACAGCCGCCCCGTTGCCGGGTTGAAGTCGAGAGCGTTGCCACGGGTGAGGCCCATCAGGTCGCGCGTTGCCACGCGCCGGAAGGTCGTTGGATCGTACTTGGCAAGCCGGCTGAACTCGGCCGGGCCGCCCATGCCGCTGCCGTAGGGCAGCACAAAGAGCGACGTGCCATCGGTGGCGTTCGCCGGGCCCGGACCCTCATTCACCAGGTCCGGATCGACGAGGACCTCGCGGGCCAGCAAGCTCACCGGATCCACTTCGACCACCCGCGCCATGGAGCTCTGGCACGTCACGTAGAGCTTGCCGTTGATGACGCAGATGTCGTAGCCGATCATGTCCGACTGCGGCAGTGGGACCAGCTGGTTCTTGCTGAGGTCCATGGGATCCGCCACGACCAGCGCCGTCCGCTGCGTGCACGCCCAGAGCTTGCCGAAGGCGTAGGTGAGCGCCCGGCAGAACGCAGCGCCGGGCACGGTGACGAGCTGATCGTACTGGAGTGGCGGCGGCGCCGCCGCGAGGGCCGCCGCGGTGGCTTGCTTCAAGTTGGGCGGCATGGCGGTCAGCTCCAGAGTTCGACTTCGGCGACCGTCGCCGTGCCGGCCGCGAGGTAGAGCGTGCGGTTGCGGTTGTTGATCAGTCCGCGGTGGTAGGGCTTTCCGGTGCCCACCTGCGGCGCACTGAAGTAGAGGCCGCCGGCGATGTGCCCAGCGCTGTAGGCGAGCTTGACCGTCCCGTCGCGCCCCTGCACGGTAATGGCCCCGATGCCCAGGGGGATGACGAGGGTGTTTTCTGGATTCGTCAGCGCCACGGTGCGCTGTTCAACATGCGTGAATCGAGTCACGGCGTGTGTCTCCTGACCTGCCGCGTCCGGTGTGTCGCGAGGCCTGAATTTCCGGCAACCAATGGTGGAAGTCTCCCGAGGCGAGGGCTCGAGCGGGCACGCGTGGTTACCGGACCGGCGCGTCCCGCCCTCGCCTCGGAAGGTGGTTAGATCACAGGGGCGGCTGCGCCTTCGCGCGTGAGACCACGTACTGCGTGAAGCCCTGGATCGCGATCGCCGACAGCGCCGGCGGGACCCAGCTGTAAGCCAGCACGAAGACCAGGACGTTGGCGACCACGAAGACGACGAGGATCCCCTTCAGCAGCGAGCGGGAATCGAGCGCCATGGCGAAGCCCCAGCTCGCCGAGAGCATCGTGTCGAGCACCGCCGGCATGTCCCAGGCCGCCCGGATCCAGTACCCGACGATGGCCGCCAGCACGACCATGGCGGTGAGGAGCCCGCTGATCGTCCCGGGTGGGATCCCGTACTGCGGCTGGGTCGGGTCGTACCATGCCATGATGCCCGCCCACCGGGACGGTGATTCCTGGGGCGGTGGTTCCTGGCCCTCTGCCATGCTGCGTCTTTCTGGTCCCCTCGGTCATGTGCCGGCACCGGTTGCCTTGGCCAATCTCGGCAAGAAGAGCGTCAGGCGCGGGCGTGGGGCCGCCTTGCTCAGTTCACCATTCAGCTGGTAGTTCCGGCCGCACCGGTGGCACTTGACGGTTTCGAAGTCCGGCGGCTGCAGGCCGACGTCGTCGTCTCCGCAGTACGGACAATTGGGCAGCGTGTCGTGCCCCCCGTTGGCCTTGCGTAATCCGGCTTGTTGCCATACCTTCTCGGCATGCGCGCGTACCCGATCGAGGAAGAGCGGATCTTCACAGACCGCCTCCCGCCGGGCACTGGAACTGGGCCGGACGAAGAGCCGGGCTATGGCCATTCCACCGATCCGTCGTCCCCGGCCGAGCGGAAGCGTCCTTCTTCGCCGACCGAAACCGTGTCCAAGTAGCGAATTCCCGCGTCCATCATGGGCGCGCTGAGCGCGTGGTGGAGGCGATCCACGCCGCTCGTCCACTCCGGACCATCCTTCCCCGCAACTACGACTACAGAGGCCGCACTGGAGGCGATGGCGAGCTTTACCACTTCGGCGACGGTCGTCGCGTCGATCTGATCGTGCGCCACCGGGTAGACGCCCATGAGGACGTTCTTGTTGTCGTTGACCAGGAGGAGCGCGACCTTGTCGCCGGGGTCGAGGAGCTGCGCGCCGATCCGGGCGACCGATGCGCTGTACTGAATGGGCTCCTCCGTCCATTCAGACCACAACGGACTGATGCCTGATGCCTCGGGGCGGATCCGTCCTTCGACAGTCGACAATTCGCGGCCCGCGGCGGCCTCGGTTTCGGCCCACTCGTGCCGGTCGCTGACGCTCCCATCGCTGGCGATCGCCACATAGCCCTGCCGCCCGACCACCACATGATCCAGCACCGGCACGCCCACGAGGTCGGCGACGCGTTTCAGCTGGGCGGTGATCTGCAGGTCTTCGCGGCTGGGACGCGGATCTCCGGAGGGATGGTTGTGAATGAAGGCGAGGGCGGCTGTGCCGATCTTCAGCGCGTTCTTGAAGACCTCGCGCGGGTGCACAATGGACGCCGACAGCGAGCCCTGGCTCACGATCTCCACGGCTAACGGCTGCCCGGACTGCTTCAGGTGCAGCAGCCAGAATCGTTCGCGGTCGAGATCGGTCACGTTACGGAACACCGCCGCGGTGTCGGCGGCGGTCGCGATCGCCGTGCCGGCGAAGAGCCCGGATTTTCGGCGGGTGACACGCGCGACATGCACGCGGGACGTCGCATGCGTAAATGCCGTGCTGCCTTCCGGCGCTTCACCGTAGCGGATGTGGCCCGTGCTGGTGACGTACCAACGGCCGCCGCGGCTACCGAGCTTGCGGACCTCGCGCCGCTCGGCCTTGACGAGCACGCGGCGCAGATGGCCGACGAGACGGCGAAACAACCCCGGCCGCACGCCACCGGCCTCGGTGTCACCACGCGGCGTACCACTCGACATTTGTTGAGTGGTACCTGACTGAGGGGTACCTAACTGAGGAGTGCCCAACCGCGCCGCCTTGAAGACCAGCCGGACGCTCGGGCGGATCGGCTTCCAGAGCTTGCCGTCGGCGAGCCACTGCTTGAACTGGTCGATGGTGAGCGCGTGGATGGCGCCCAGGCCTTGCCAGCCCGGGCTGTAGTTCGCCAGGTATAACGCCCTCGCTTGCTCTTCGGAGCGCGTGGCCAGGACCGCCTTGTGCTCATCGAACGTTTTCCCGTCGGCGCGGTGCTGATCCACGACGTAGACGAGCTCGCTGTCGAGATCCGGCCCGATGAACACGTCGACCTTGTCGCCGTCGGCCCCGTCGCGCGCCGTGTCGCCGTGCACCCGCTTGATGTAGCCGTAGTCGGCGACTAACCGCGTCTCCCAGGGCTTCCCGCCCGCGCCGATGCCGCGACGCACCGATCCCTTCGGGTTCTCGATCTTGATGTGCAGGCCGTGGAGGTACAGGTCGCCCTTCTTGTAATTGCCAGCGTCTTTTTGCGCATGTGTCGGATCAGTGTCCGTCGCCGCGCGCGCGCGGTGCAGGGCGAGCCTCACGCGGCGCCGCCTTCCTGCACGGCATCAGTGTCGGCGATATACTTGGCGACCGCTCCCTCCTCGGAACAGTCCAGGGGCTCGGGACGCAGCGCATCCAGAATCAGGGGCTCCGGCCGGGCAAAGCGCACGTTGAAGCTGCACTGGTGGAAGTGGTTCTCCGGACTCACTGGAAATTCGCGCAGCGTAGAGGCCCGGTAGCCTTCCCCGTTTGGGAAACCGACGCACACCTGGGGCCGCCGCGCGTGGATCGTGCACACGCCGCGGCCGTCCGCATCGCGGGCGAAGCGCGGGCAGGAATAGAGCGTATGGCCCTGAGCCTCGAATCGTTGGAGCTCATCGGGCAGCGGCTCGAGTTCGGCGAGCCAGGAGAGCGCGGAGGTTTCGTGGTCGCGGCGGCCGCTGTCCTCCTTTTGCGCGCGCCGTAGCTCCGCGTTCTTGGTCCAGGAATTCAGGCCGCCGGAGGTGATGAACTCCAGCGGCGAGAACGGCAGCGAGAACTGCTCGCAGCAGTTGCCGCAGCGGTTGCACTCGATACGCGCGAACTGCTCCGGAAAGATCTCGGGACGGTCCGTGAGCGTGGCCGGCGGCGTCACGGCTGCGCCTCGCTTAGCTGATCCTCGTTGCGGGCTGCGAAGTATGCCCGGATGCCGTCGCGAAGTTCCCAGGCGTGGTGCTCAAGCTGCCAAAGACCCTGGCTGTCACGTTTCAGGTCCCGCTCAGGATCGAAGTGGGCGGCGGTGAGAATCTGGCCACGGTCCTTGTAGGCGCGCCGGCCGCGGCCGCCGTGCCAGTGGTGCAGGAGGAGCCCGTCGACGCAGCCGATGTTCCGGCGGATATGGTGCTCGGCGCGTTCCTGCCATCGTTGCAGCCATCGCACGCCGCTCGGTCCGAGACTGCGCGGCATCGTGCGGTCGTTGAGCCGGCCAATCAGAGCCCACGCCATAAAGGTGTCGCCGCCGCCGAGGATCGACCAATCGATCAGACCGCCGAGGGTCTCGATCGCCTCGCGGCGCGCTGCCCAGGCGAACCCGGGATGCCAGTAACCGAGACCGGAGAGCTTGCCGGCCAACACGTAGCTGCCGAAACGGGCCGCGCCGCGGAGCGGTGGCACGTCTGCTTCGTGTTGGTAACACCAGCCGAAGCTCCGATAACGCTGGAGCGGGCGGTAGTCGTGGTCGAGATCCTGCGCCTCGCTGAACATCTGCACGACCGAGTAGTGCTGCAGCTTGTGCAGGGTCTCGCCGACCCAATCCGGCCGCGTGAAGTGCGTGTCGGCATCGACCCAGGCGACATATCGCCAGTCCGCCGGCAGACGGGCGATCGCCGCGTTGATCGCGTTCTCCTTCAGCCAGATTTCCTGGTGGTCGTGCACCCGCAGCTGGATGTGCTGGGGATCGCGGAAGGAGGTCACGGCGAACGCGCGTTCCCCAAAGGCGAGCTCGACCGTCCACAGGACGGCGCCGGCGTCGACCACGCGCTTGGCGAACTTCTCGTACAGGGCCCACCGCGAGCGGTACCGCGGTGAGTTGAACACCGGCGTCACCACGTGGAGCGGCGCCGCAATGCGATCGGGGCGTTGAAACATCTACGCGGCGAGCTTCAGGAGGCGGCGCGACGTACGGCTCGCCGGATGGTCCTTGGGTTGGCGGTTGAGCCGCTGTCCGGGCCCGAACTGTTCCTGAGCGCTGGCACCCTTCAGGTTCAGCACGATCGCATAGCCGCCGGGCGTGAAGCCAAACGGCTTCGACAGCCGCCCCATGTGGTCCAGCTTGCCAGGGCCGGCGGACTTGAAAGCGGCCGGGTAGAGGAAGTTCGACACGCTCACCGGCTGGCCATCGACCGTCTTATCGTACGCGTCGGCCTCGACCTGGTCGCAGAGCTCGAGCGCCCATAGACTGCCACGGCCATCGTCGACCCAGCGATTGACCTGCGGATCGCCAAACGTCTCGCAGGCCTCGTGCGAAAGCACGGCGGCAACAGACAGGGCGCCGCGGAGGAGGCTGCCTCCCGAGCCGAGCACGGGAACCACGAACACCCGGCCATAGGGACGACCGCCCGGACTGACGCTATGCCAGCCGAGCGCGTTGGCCTGATCGGCGTTGTTGAAGATGCCGATGAGCCACGCGTCTTTCGGCGCGACGGCCTCGCTCGTGAACGGCACCACGGACTGTGGATCCCGCGTCCAGGCCGGCGCGACGTCTTCCTTGATCTGCAGGTTGCTCGCCTGGGTCATGGCGACGAAGTCTCGATCGGGGACGTGATTGGAGTGATTGACAACTGCGATCATCGTGCGCTGCTCCTTCCTCATTTGTCGTAGACGCTGGTGCCGCCGTCGTAGGCCTGGATCGCCTTGCCGAGGCGCATGCGCGCATCCTCGAGGTGTCGATAGGCGAGCATGATGTTCGCTTTCACCTCGCCGGCGTCTGCCACGGCCGACAGGTGGGGCGTGCTCAGCTCGACATGCTGCATGAGACTGCGCACCTCTTTGCCGTCTTCGAGAATGCGTCGGCGCAGCCGATCGCACGCGTTCTTGATGCTCTCTCCCATCAGCGTGTCGCTTTCCTGTTCGTCAGGCCGCGGCTTTCCGGGGCGCGTTGGAGCGGATCGGAGCGACGCGGCGAGTGACCAGCCGCGGCCGTTGGAGCGCGAGACGGGGCAGTCGGGCCCGGACGGCTCCTGGATCCAGCCCCAGGGCGTGACACACGCCCACGAAGCCGTAGATGCGGGCGTCATCCGAGGCGAACCAAGCGATCGCCGCCTTTTGCTCGCGTCTGCGGCCCTCGCGCCCGAACTTCGGGTCTTTGGCGGCGCCGCGGTAACAGTTGAGCGCCTCGGACAGCACCGCACGCATCAGGCGCCTCTCGCCGGTTTCTGGCGCGCCGGCGATGTGCAGCTGGGCGGGCAGCACGGCGTCGAGGTCCAAGTCGTCGTCGCTAACGTGCATCATTGTAGGCCCATTAGGAATTGATGGGTCATGCGGCGATGTCCTCCGGGATCGGCACATAGGCGGCCAGGGCGTCGCGCCTGGCGGCCTCGACGACGGCATGGCGACACGCCGTGCAGACGAAGACCGCGCGACACGTGCCGAACGCCGGCAGCATCCACGTGGCCGGCTCGGCCGGATGGTTCTTGCACCGAATCACGCGACATTGGCCCCCTGCAGCCGCGTGCGCCGGCCGATGACCGCGGGACGCCGGATCAGAATGCGCCCGACCTGGTCAACTGCCACCGCCTTGCTGAGGTCCGGCTGCAGCTTTGCCCGCAAGGCATCAGCGCGTTTGGCGATGTCTTCGTGGCCTTGCATCCGCGCACGCCGCGCCGCGGCGAGGAGCAGCTTGGCCGAGTAGGCCCATGCCCCGTTACGCTTCACTTTGACGGGGTAGGTCCGACTGGCGGGCTCGAGGAAGACGTGCTCCGGGAGCTGATCGCGGTGCGAGGAGCCGGAGCGGCCGACCTGCTCCCGTGTGCGCTCTGACAGTTTGCCGCTGCCGACGTCCTTGTCGACGACCTTCTCCGCCTTCAGGAGCTCGCGGAGCAGGGCGGCGAATTGCGCTTTGGCCATCGGCGCCGGCGCGGGCTTGCCGCCCGTTTTGAACTTCATGCGACGGAAGATCTCCATCGTGAGCGCGTAGAATCGGTCGCTGCCCTCGGCGACGTCGGGATACGCCTTGCGAACCTGCGCCTTCGCCGCGGCCCAGTGTGCTTCGTCCTCCGGGGTCTTCACCACATTTGCCGGCACGGGATTGTTCCTCCTTGGTTTTACTGAATGCCGATTCGCATGCCGGACATCGCCGGCGGCGCGGGAGCCTGCCAGGCCGCGCCGGGCCGCGGTGGCGCGGTGTCCGGTGGAGTCGGCCAGTCGCATACCGGCTTCGCTCGTGCGACCGCGTCGCCCACCAGGCGCCGCATGGTCGTGAGCGTGCAGATGCCGACGTAGTCCGCGAGCAGCCGATCGGCTGCCCAGAACGTTGCCGGCGGATGGTCGCCAATGGCCTGCTCCGCGACGAGCTCGGCCCGCTGCACGAAGTCCTGGAGCACGCCGAGGTCGGTGGTGGCGAGATAGGCGGCGTCGTAGTCGGCGAACAGGGTATTCGCGAAGGCGAAGGCCGCTCCGATGCCGCCGGTGATCGGTGCGCTCACCGCGGCAAGTCCCAGCGCGGCCGACGAGACGCCCGCAGCGGAGTTCACGCCGCTCCGGAGAAAGGTCCGGTGCGCCTGCGCTTCTTCGGCCGATCTGAAAAACGCTACGCAGTTGAGCTTTGCCACCGTGAGTCCTGCGGCCAGGTACGTGTTCGCGCCAGTGGCATCGTTGGGCGCGGCCGACGAGGCCTGCAGGAGGGCCAGATAACGCGCGCGGGGATCAATCGGCCCATCGGCGCCCGCCAGCGAGGAGACGTGCGCCGGGGTGATGGTGTCGGCGGGATTCACCCGCGGGCCCAGGGCGCACCCGTCGAGTGCGAGGGTGATCGCGGCCGCGGCGAGGACAAGTCTGGTCATGCGCCGGGCACCTCGGCGGTCGGTGGTTCACCGTTTGTCGGCGGGTCACCCGCAGGCAGCGCTTCGGCCGCGGTTTCCGGGGTCGGCTGCTTCGCCGCCGCTTTCTGCGCTTCGTCTTCCTCGATTGCCCGTTGCGCCTTGGCGAGCTTCTCGGCGATGTAGCGATCGAGGCGCTGCGCGTACTGCTCAGCGTCGAAGGGCACCATGCGATTGAGCACCACCGAATGCGTGTGGCCGAGCTCGAGGAGGAGGAGCTTGTGGAACTGCACCTCGGTCAGCAGCACGTTGATGTAGTGGGTCGTCCGCTCGACGTGCTGATTATGCTTGCGCACCTGCTCGTTGTAGGCCTCACGCAGCCCGTCGTGCTCCTTGGTGAGCTCCTGCACGAGGCCGATCAGCTCGCGGTACTTGAGCTTCACACGTTCGCGCTCCGACACGCGCGTCACTTGCGGCACGTTGCGCTGCCCGTGGTTGCCACGGGCCGGATTTTTGCGGGCTTCAGGCATCGTGCTCCTCGGACGCGGGCGCCGGCGCCGGCGTGATGTGGCCACAGTCCTGGCAGAGCCATCCCGGAGCGCCCTTGGCGAGCGGTGTGGTGCGGGTGCTCCGACAGCTGCGGCACGTGACGGCGGTCGTGCGTCCGGCAGCGGGGCTGGGCGTTTGAATCATGCGCCGTTCTCCGCGGCGGCCTTCAACCGGTGCTCCAGCCCTTCGACCGTCAGATTGGCGAGCGTTGCCGGCGTGAGGTTGGTGTAGAGCAGGCCCGTCGTCGAGAATGTCTCCTCTGCGGTCCACGTGCGGCCTTCCTCGTCGAACCGCGTCACGCTTATCTTCACGCTCGACGCATCGGCAGAGATGGTCAATTCACTGATGTCGTGGCCCTGAACGGCGGCGCAGACCGCCGCGGCAAACTCAAATCGATTCATGCCGCCTGGTCCCCCGCGATGTTGAGCCGCGCCATGAGCGCGGCGTACTGCGGCGCCCGGGCGGCAAAGAGGGAGGCCATGGCGGTGTGGTAGGGCGCCCAGGGGGAGTCCCGGCAGTTTGGATGGTTCGGTCCGATTCGCACGTGCCAGGTCGACCAGTGTCCGGTGTTGACGCCCAGGGCGTCGCCGGCTTCGACTTCCGCACGGGTGTACAGCCGTGGCGTGCCGTCGGCGTTCTTTTGGAGGAAGAGGCATCCCCGGCATGGGTCGGCCGCCGTCTGTCGGAAGAGGCGCACCTCCGTCGGCCATTTGCCCGACTCGGTTTGCCAGGATCCGCGCGCCCGCACCTCGGCGATCTCGGTGCGGATGACGCGGTCGGCGTCGCGGAGGACGTCGGCGGCGCGCTGGCTGTTGCCGAGGGCGCGCGCGGCTTCTTGGGTGCCCTGGCGCTGCTCGAGCGCGGCCGCGATGTGAGCCCGCAGCGGCGCAATCTCACGCGCGGCCGTCCACACGTGGCCGACATCATCGAAGATCGGCTTCAGGAAGATGCCGGCGTGTGCGCGGGCGAGTCCAACCGCGGCCGTCTCGGCATCCGTCAGCGGAAAGGCGCTGGCCATCTGCCGGAGCTCCGACCAGGGGAGCGGCGCCGTCGTGGTGAGCGCCGCGTACATCAGGCCCATACGGTAGGCGAGCGCGGGGAAGTCGAGTGCCTCGGGCACGGTAAAGCCAAAGAAGCGCAGGCGATTGATGAGTGGCGCTGGCACGTGGAGCCCGACCAGGCGGGCGGTCGACGCCGTCGTGAAGTCGAAGAGACGCTGGTGCAGCTCCCACATGGACAGTTGGGAGGGCACCTCGACGCGGTAGTTGCGGAGCAAGCTGTCCAGCACTTCCCACACGGCGTATTGCGCGCTGACGAAGTGCTCACGGGTGACGCGCGCGAGCTCGCGCAGGAACCACTCTTCGAAGTCGCCGCCGACGACGGCACCGGCCGCTTTCGCGAGGTCCTCGGCGTCGGACTCCTCCTGCACCGTGTACGCGCCGTCGCAGGGAAAGCACTCATCGAAGAGCGCGAGCGCTTCGGCGGGCGTCGGATTGCCAGCGATGGTCACGCGCGTTCCCATCAGTTGGCGCAGAGCCAGGCGGTGCCGAACGCGCTGTCGTTCATCTGCCCCAGGCGCGCAAAGCTCAGTTCGCCCTGGAGGCACGGGATGCAGAGATAGGTGAGCGTGGGATCGGGGACGAAGTCCGGTGAGATCTGGAGCTCGATGGAGCACTCCGGACAGAACATCCGCCCGCGGGCCTTCGCCTCCCCCACGAGCACGCGGAAGACCCAGGGCCGCAGCCCATAGAGGATGGTGCGGTCCTCTGCGGTCAACGCGTCGGCTGGATTCACCCAGATGTGCGGCGGCTCGACGTGCAGCGCAATGCCACGCCGGCGCACGTCGGTGATCCAGGCGTACACCGTCTCTGGGTTGACCGGCGGTGTCATGCCTCGTCCCACCTGGTGATCAGGTGCAGCGCCGGATCGCCCGGGAGACTGGCGATCGCTTCGAAGCACCCGTGCGCGCCGCAGCGGTGGCGCGTCGCTGCGAATGGCGGATCGCTAAGCGACGTGCGCGGCCTAAGCGCCAGCAGCGCCAAGTGGTGAGTTACGATCAAGGCCAGCACGATCAGCAGGAACCCAATCATGCCGCAGCCTTTTCGATCACCGCCGCGAACGGACGCCGTCCCTGTCCGCGCAGTGGCCGCGCCCCGCGTCGCAACGCGGCGTGCACCGCCTTGTGGACGTCGCGCTCGTCGCGGTCGGTGGTGCGTGCCCGTCGCCCGGGCTGCTCATCGTCGCCGGCGCTGGGGTTCGCGCCCAGGCTCATCATATACACCTGCATCATGGCGGGGTTTCCCGCCGGCGCGTTGCCCACGAGGTCGTCGTCGCTCGGTTCCCGGCCGTCGATCGCGCGGAGCTCGTTCCAGCTCGAGGAGAGCTGGATGCGCTGGAATTTCTGCTGCTCGTTCTCCTCGTGGAGGCCGACGAACTCGAACAGGTAGCGCGGATCGACGAGCGCCACGATCTCGTTGAAGGCGCGCTCGACAAAGGCGAGGAGCGGCACGAGACCCTTGTCGCGCGACATCGCGAGCTTCTCCTGCGTGTCCTTGCCCGAGAGGCTCGAGGCACGCGTCGAGAACGAATCGAAATGCACCTCGTTCGGATCGATGCCGTAGATCGCGCAGACGATCGAGATCAGAAAGATCATCCACCGCGCGAAGAACATCTCGTCGAAGTTCTGGTCGATCGGCGTATAGACGTGGCCGGCTTCCTTGTTGTTGCTGGCCATCACCGGGATGGTCCACCGGTTGGCGGCGCCGGTCAGCATGGCGCGAAACTGCCGTTTGAAATTGTTGAGGTCGCGCGGGCCGTACTTGCCGAACAGGGTGAGGATGCCGCGGGGGATGGCGTTGCGGTCGAGGCCCGCGGCGTTGTACGTCACCGCGTTGAGATAGGCGGTGGCGGCCCGGATGATCATCTCCGGCTCGCCGTAGCCGTAGCCGCCGGCGTAGAGGTCGGAGCGCGGGTTGCGGACGGGATAGAGAATGTGGTCGTAGCCGTAGACCACGTACGGCACGCCGTCGATGACCTGGACGGCGCGGACCTCGTCGGCCCCCTCGTACCCATGCTCGGTGCAGAGGCGGATCGTCGAGTAGTCGATGTTGTGGTAGCCGCTGAGGCGCCCGCTGTTCGTGTAGGTGAGCTCGATCGGGCAGGCGTCGCTCGAGAGCGTGTCCCAGAGGAACTTGGCGGCGAACTCGGGGAGGGTGGCCCGGCGCAGGCGTTCGCGTTCCTTCCGCGTGCTGACATCGCCGCTGTTCAGCAGGAACTTCTCGACTCGCCGGACGCCGAGCTTGTCTCGGTCGGTGAGCTTCTCCTCGTCCGCCCGCCGGAAGCGGAACCCGAGCGGACCCTGGTCGCGCTCCGGGCGCAGGAAGGCGGCGATCTGGCGCTGGCGCGTCAGGATGATCGCCTTGACGACGTCGACGGCCGCGACGAACGACTTGCAGAAATCAAAGGTGGAAGTCGTCTTTTCGAGCCAGCGGGAGCGATCCCCGTGGCCCATGACGATCCCGTACTCGTTCACCTCGAGAATCGAGGTGTGGACGCGGTTGCCGCGACTCTCGCCCAGCTCAAAGCGTTTGGCGCTGGGGGAGGTCTCGAAGAGCAGGCGGTCGCTGACGAGCTGGGTGGACTTGGCGGTCAGGTCGGGGGCGAGGAGCTCGGCCAGACTGTCGCGCAGCTCATCGAAGTCGGTGTGGCGGATATCGCCGACGACCTCGTTGAAGATCTCGCGGTTGATGTCGTACCGCTCGTCCTCGGGGGCCCGACCGACGTCCCGAGCGAGTGCCGCAAACGCCAACGCCACTCCAAGCTGTCCCCCCGGACACTGCGCTCGAATCGGACGGTGGCGGGGTGGGGGGCGCTACCGAGCCACCGTCCGTCCGAGCATTCTGATGGCGCGGCATACGCGCGTGCGCACCGACGCGCAAGGAACGCTGACGGGTCGGTGCGGCGGAAAAGGCGCGCCCACTGTGGGTTTCCGCCCGCAAAATATTTTTCGCTGACCCTGAGTTGGAACTTAGCTGGCGAGCGCGGATACCCACGGTCTGAATGCGGGGCTACCCATCTCGACGATGAGCCGGAAGGCCCCGTCGTCCTCTCCGTAGCCGACGAACTCCATGATGGACAGGCCGGTCGGATTGAGCGCCAGCCGACGCCGAGCCTCGGCGACTACGGCCGCCCGGGCCTCTTCACTGTCTATGGTGCCCTGAAAGGGTGCTTGGAACTGTGCAACGCGCCCCCAGATCTCAGCATCGACCCACACCGGCGCGCCGCGGTACTCGATGGCCACCTCGCCCCGCCCGCTGGCGTTGCGTAACCCGCGCTCAATCGCTCTCGCGGCCCGCATGAATTCGGTCAGCTCGGCTAGCGTAATCCCCGCGGCTCGCAGGAATGCAGTCACCTTACTCATCGTCATCGTCTCCTTCGTCCATCGCTTCCTGAAACAGGTCGCAGCCCCGGTCCGGCGCATCGACTAGGATGTACCGGGCCCGGCAAAATCCCTTCCCGGCACGCACGATAAAGTTCGCGCACCCGCCGCACGTCTCGCCGTCGTCCGGCTTTTCAAAGTGCTCGGGCAGCCGGTCCCGGATCTGCTGGGTCATGGCGTTCGGGGATTTCTTCCTGGCGTCCGCCCCCGGCGCCACCTCGTCCGGCGAGGACAGGTCGAGCATCTTCCAGGTCTGTCCGCCCTTGCCGTAACAGAGCATCACCGCCTCGGCGATATCGGGCGAATCGGCGCCGCGCTCCTCCATCGCGTCCTCCTTCGACTCGATCTCGATCTGCCCGCGGGCGTTGTGCTCGTAGAGAATGCCGGCGAGCTGGCCGATCGCCTCCTCCAGGTCCTCGGGGTCGATCGTCTCGGCGAAGATGACATCGCCGTCCTGGAAGCACTGGCGCAGGCCCCAGTACAGCTCGGCTTTCAGGTTCTTGTACTTCTCCGGATCGCTCGAGGCCTCGCCCACGTTCACGTCGAAGACGGGGAATCCCGCGTCCTCGAGGTGGCGCGCCATGTAGTAGCCGATCCCCACGGCGTCGACTTTGAGGACCTCGAGGCGCTGCTTCAGCGGCCGGAGCGTCTGCACGACCTCGCCGCGCGGGTCCCGCTGCGCCCAACGGTAGAGCGCTGTCAAGGTGGGTCCATCGCGCAGCGCCAATACGGTCTCCGCCTCGCCGGGCCCGGCGACGTCCAGGCCGCCGCGCGGCCGCTTGCCCAAGATGGGTTTCCGCCGCCGCGCGGCCTCGAGCCACGCCAGCGAGATCAGCGCGTTGTCGGCCTGGGTCGGAAAGTCGCCGAGGACCTTGGCATCCCACAGGGGATGGCCCTCGCCCCATTTGTGCCACTTGTCCTTCACCCAGCGCCGCGTGGTGAGATACGGGCGCTGCGCCTCGGCGAGTTGCTCGTCGCTGCACGCCAGGAGTCTTGCCAGGGTCTGCTTCCACGGCTCCTGCGGATCCGTGCGCAGACCGGCGAAGTTCGGCGTATCGAAGGCGCTGATGGTGATGGTGTTGTACAGCTTTCGGTGCTTGGTGAACGCGTCGTAGAAATGGCCGCTCGGAATGATCGGGTTGCCGAGCCCGAGAATGCGGACGTCACCGCCGGCGGCGATGCCTTCGATCGCTTCCCAGATGTCCCCTTTGACGCCGGGAGCCTCGTCCACGACGATCAGGACGCGCCCATGGAACCCCTGGAACCGCACGCCCTCGTTGGTCGAGATCCCGATCGCATAGTTCTCGGCGTTGTGCTCCAGGGCCGTCGTATGCACCGTGGGAAAGCGGATCCGCCCGCGGTGCGTGGCTCGGTTGATCTCGCCCCAGAGAATCCGCCGCACCTGCGTCCAGGTGGGCGCCGTGGTGATGACGATGCCGTCCGGGTAGCGGACCAGCCACCAGAGGACCGCACAGGCGCCCACGAATGACTTCCCGGACGCGTGGCAGGCCTTCACGAACGTCGGCGTCTGCGACGTCGCCACGGACTGCAGGACCTGCTCCTGCACCGGCCACGGGTCGGCGCGCAGAAAGACCCGGGTGAAACGCACCGGGTCTTCGATCGTGCGGATCCACTCAGCGCGTTGTTCTGGGGAGAGGAGTGCCGCCGGCGAGGGGGACGTCGGCTTCGAGTCGTTTCGCATCCAGGTAGATCTTCTGCACGAGGGTCAGGCTGATCTTGTCGTCGCCGTCGGGGTCGCCATCCCCTCCGGATCCCCGTCGCCCCGCGCTGATCACGCCGGTGTGTTCCGCGAGTAATCGGAGCGCCGGCAGGCGCGGCTCGAGCTTCACATGCTTCGAGGAAATCTCCAGGACGGCCGGGTGATCATCAGCGGCCACCTGGTCGCTCGGCACGACCGTGACCTCGATCGGGTCGGGAACGAGGGCGTCGTCGAAGGGCACTTCGCGCGTCCCACCGTCGTCACACGGCACGATGTTGACCGCTCGCTCCGCCGGGCGCCAGCGTACGAACTGCCGCATCTCGGCGAACGCGATCCGGGCGAGCTGCAGGACGACGCGGTCGGCCGTCACCCGGGTGCGCGCGTTGCGCTCCTCCTGGAGCTTCGCGATCGCCGCCTCAATGTTGCGTCGGGTTAACAGGCGGCAGCCCTGCGACCGTGCGCTCTTCGCGGAGTAGCCTGCCCGGATCGCCGCGTGCGTGGCGTTGAGGTCCACGAGGTACTGCCGCGTGAACTCGGCTTCCTGTGGGGTCAGCGCCTGCGCATCAACTTTGCGCCTCGCGACGGGGCGCTGCGTGCGTGTACGAGGCTGTTTAGGCGTCGGTCGCGACTGCCGCTTGCTCATCGCGGCCCGGGGACTGCAGAGACGGTGGGTTCGTCCTCCCGTTTTCGTGCGGCTTGCCGCACCCGCATGCGTTCGGCGGCCGCGGCGCGCGCTTCAGAAGTCCAGACGGGCTTTTTACGTGCGGCGTGAAGAGCGGCAAGATCCGCGGCCAGCACGAGGTCGACGCCGAGGCTCACGAGAAACCGCTGGCAGGCGCGGACCACAGCGGCGATGTTCACATCCGCGGTGCTTTCGCGCTGGCCGCGGCGCAACCGAATGCGCAAGGATCCGCCGGTGTTACGGACAAAGCAGAGCTCGAGACCATCGGTCAGCGCGCCCGGAGAAGATGTCGCCAGGAAATGGTCCCACTGCCGCTCCGTCCACCGATCCACGCGTTTGGTCTTCTGTCCCCGCCTCTCATAGTGCCATTTCTCGCGGCCTTGTTCCAAACCGACGTGGGCGCTGACCGAGGCGGCGAGCGCATCTCGCACGCGCTACCCCGCGCGTTGTGCCGCGGGATAGCCGGCCTGCGCAATCGCCGCGGAGTCGCCGCGTTCGGCGAGATATTCCTGGAGCTTGTGCGTGAAGAGGCCGCCCGGGTTGTGGATGTTGTTGCCGGGCATCGCGAGCAGCGCCCGCACGTCGCTCAGGGCCCGGCGAAACGCCACCGTATCCGGTAGGCGCGCGAGCAGCTGGCGGTACCAGGCCTCGTGGCCGGCGGGGTCGAACACGTCGCGGATCTCGCCGAGAAGCGCGTCGACCGATTCGGCCCGATGCGGCGGCCGCCGCGGGAGCCCGGCGACGCGGGTGACCACATCCTCGAGGGGCTCGATCGACTCCGCTACTTCCTCCCGGCTCCCCGGCTTTTCTTGAAGGCCACTGCCACTGTCACTCGCGCTGGCGTTGAGGAGAGGGGTAGTGGGAGTGGAGTTAAGAGAAGAAGCAGAAGCAGAAGAAGAAGCAGAAGAGGAGCGGATATCCGTGTGACTCACGGGAGTGTCACGCGTGACACGAGCGTGACTCCTGCGTGACCGGTGCGGACGATCGGCGGAGAGCGGCGTCACCGATCCAGAGGCCCGCTCTTCGCGGAGCCTTTCTCGGCGGCGCCGCTGGCGTAAACGATCAGCAATGCGGCGTTTTTGTGGGCTCCCGCAATGCTCGCCGTAGCGGGGGATACTCACCCCACGCTCATCGATGAGGAGCCAGTCGGTCTCTGCCAGGGCGGCGGCAAAGCCGGCAATGCCGCTGATTTCGTCGACGATCTCGGCGGTGATCAGCTGCAACCTACCCACAGGGGACGGACACGATACAAGTGGCTCCTCGGACTCGACACCGGTGTCACGCGATGTCACGCGTGACGCGAGCGTGACAGATGCGGACGCGCCTGTGACCGTTCCCGGGCAGCCGCATCCAGGCCCGTGCATCAACCTGGCGTGCTCATCGGCGTAGGCCCAGAGTGCAAAGCAACCCCCGCACACGAGTGCCGGGTGCATGCGAAGCCGACGCGAGACATGGAGCACGTGCGGGTCCCTGAGCAGTTCATTGCGTAAATTCGTGCGCCCCATTGTTCCGTCCCTTCTCGTTCCGTCAGTTCGCCATCCCGCCGTTCACGGCCGAAACTCCAGCAGAGACAGCACCGCGACGTTCGCGCAGGTGTGCGACCCGATGAGCACCGTCTCGACGAGCTCCCACCCCGAGGCTCGCGGTATCCAGGGCGCCTTGAAGATGATGCGCCGGCGTGCCACCCGCGCGATCTCCCGCTGCAGGTAGATGCGCAGTGGGTACTCCAGGCCGTAGATCGGGTCGCAAGCGACGGTGTCGAAGGCACTCGCGCGAAAGGGCAGGTCGTATTGGTCGGCCACAATACTGGCTCCCTCGGCGCGGAGCTGGACGCCCTGGGCGGACGCATCCTCGGCAAACAAAGCCAGCTGGTGGCGCTGCCCCCCCCCCGAAGCCTGGCGCCGCGCGATCACGATCCACACGCACGGTTCCGAGAAGCGAGCCGCCGGCGCAGACCTGCAGGAGCGTCCCGGTGCGCCAGCGCGCCACGTACTCGTCCCAACGGCTGCCCGAATACGCCGGCCGATACCAGTGCTTCGAACCCGCGGCGCGGCCGTCGGAGTGCCCGCGGACCTGACCGGCGTGACGTACGCGCGCAAGCGTCGCCATCTCAGGCCGCCTGCTGTTCGTGGGTGAGGAGCGCCCAGGCCCCGAGGTACTGCCAGAGCTTCGAACTGCGCCGCTGCGTCCGCGGCAAATATAGGAGCGTCTTCGCCGTCCACGCACCGTCGGGGACGATCAACACCTCGCAGGTGCCGCTGGCGGCGACCAAGAGCCAGAAATCCGGATGGACGCGATCGCCGTGCTGATGCAGGTTGAAGAAGAAGCCGCGGTACCGGTAGCGGTACGAGACGCCCTTCACGCGCACCGACGTTGCATGCAGGCAGGCGCGAGAGGTGCGTACGCCCACGCGTAGGCCACCGCCGAGCAGGAGGGCGCCGTCGACCTCGCGCACCACGAGTCCGCGGCGCCGCAGCTCTCGCGCTGCCCAGCGCCGTCCCCAGAGGCCGAGGCCGATCCGGTCACCGTGGCGCCGTGAGTACTCCCAGCGCGCGTGGCGATCGATCTCGGCTTGTCGGTGGGCTCGACAGACGCCGCGGCGGGCCGGACGGCGACAGTACACACAGCGCCCGGCGCGCCGGTGGCGGCTCCGGTACCGCTCGCGTTTGTCCGTTCCTGCCGCCACAGCCGCACCCGTGATCCGGGATTACTGAACGGGAAGGGAGGAAGAGGAAAGGCGGGGACTGCGAGGGCTCAGGAGGGTAGGCCGCGGGGAAGAGTAGCACCGAAAGTTGCACCGCGGGTCCGAAATCTTCAAGCGGCGAGCGGGTTGTGGACACGCTCTCCAGGCGTGCACCTTCGGCCGCTCGGTCACCTCTCCGTACGCAAGATCAAGCATTCCTTACCTCCCGCCGTCAACCAGTTTCACTGCTTTTCAGACGAAACCGCACCGCGAACCGCACCGGTGCTGGTAACCAAATTCGGTCCCGTTACCAGGCCGAGCTGCTCCCACAGATGATCCTGAAACTGCGCCACCACCGGGTCCTCGAGGTAGAGGTAGCGCTGCGTCGAGCTCAGGTGCTGGTGACCCAACAGCCGCTGCGCGATACTCGCAGGCTGCCCGGCGGCGATGCTCATGCTGCCGGCCCACCGCCGGATGTCGTGGTAGCCGTAGCGCGGGATCTCGGCGCGTTTGCACGTGTCCCGCAGTCGCTTCATTGCCGCATCGTGCTGCTGCTCGCCCCGGGGTCCTGGGAACACCCTGGTATCGCTGGCCCCGTCCGCGAGCTGCTGGCGGAGCGCCTCGATCGCGGCCGCCGGCAGGTGCTGCCGAAAGAGCCGCTCGCCCCCGCCACGGTTCTTCCGCGACCGGATGAGGCAGTAGCCCCGCTCGAGATGGAGATCGCCCGGCTGGAGGCGCGCCAAGCCGATCCAGCGCACACCCGTGAGCGCCATCACGATCAGCAAGCGCTGGAACCGGGGCGTGGCCGCGACCAGGAGCCGGCGCAGGTGCTCGGTCGCAATCGGGCGCAGCGGCTCCTGCGACTCGGGCATGCGGGCCGTCGGGGTCACCGGGTTCCCCTCCAAGGCCTTCAGCCGAACGCCGTAGGCGAACACGGCGTGGAGGATCTTGCGCATCTCGTTGACGGTCCGCGGCTTGCGCCGGCGCCCTTCGGTGTGCACCCGTTGCAGGACCGCCACGACGTCCGCCGGCGTGATCTCGTCCGGGCGGAGCGTGTCCCAATCCTCGCACCACCGGTTCAGCTTCGCCTGGCATTGGATCACCCAATCCTCACGCTTGGTTCTCAGCCCTTCGGCGATCCAGCTCTTGACGAGTGCGGCGAATGTCGGAAACGGTGCCGTACGGTTTGCGCGGATGGCGCGCCGGCGATCGACCGCGGCGTCGTTCGCTGCCTGCTTCGTCGAGAACCCGCGCTGCACGTACCGGCGGCCGCGCAGCTGAAAGTGGTAGCGGTAGCTCTTCGTGTCCTTGTCCCAGCTGACCGTCATCGACGCCCTCCCGCTGCGCGTATTGCTGCAGGAACGCATCGAACGCGGACGCGAGCACCCGGAGCCGACCGCCAACGCGAAACCACGGGATACGTCGCCTGAGCGACGCTCGCGTAACCGATGCCACCGGTAACTGCAAGCGCGCGGCGACCTCGGCGGGGGTGAGAACGGACTCGGACATGGGAGTGCACGCTCAGTCGACGACCTCGCGGGCCTCGGAGAAATGGTGGCGAGTGTACGGCAGGCGGCCGACGGCGCAGATGTCCTCAAACCGCGTACGCCCGAGTCGAATCCGCGAGTGAATTGTCAAACGGCTGATCCCCGTGCGCTTGGCCCATTCGCTGATAGTGCAAGTTTCTCCAGTGGCTGGATCAGTCAGCAAGTGCGTGGACGACCTGTTTTCGCACTGCTCCTTCATCGTCGCCCAACGACAGTTGTCGGGCGAATATGGTCCGTCGTTGTCCTTGCGCTCGATCGTCAAGCCCGGCACATGCGACGGTCCCATGTCGGCGAGAAAGTTCTCGAACACCAGCCACCGCTCACAGACGGTGATTCCGCGGCCACCGTAGCGCGCGTAGTCAGTGCCATCAGGATAAGTGCAGCGCCGGATCATCCCAGCCCACGATTTGTACACAGGCGAAGTCTTTTTCTTAAACCCGGGGATCCGGACGGGCTTCCTAGTCGACGACATCCCTCGCCTCCTCGTCAAAATGCGAATATTCCTTCACGATCCCGACGCGGTATGCACCGGTGTGGCCCGCAAACACCTGCCGGCGCAGCGGCGCGGGTCGGTGCTCTTCGTGCAGCATCTCGGTGTCCGCGCTGACGCGAAAGCATCGGACCCGGTCGTCGCCCCAGAGCTCGGCGGCGCCGGCGATGCGATGCCGATGGCCGGTCGCCTCGCCGAAGGCGACGACGCCCCCGTTCTCGATCGCGCGCAGCTTCGGCAGCATTCGGGCGTATTCCTCATCCGTGATCGGAATCAGGCACACGTCGCCTTGCTCCACCCACTCGGGCTCGATTCGTTTCGTCATCGCTCTCTCCTCCTCTCAGCTGAGAAACATCGGCCGCGTGCGCATCCCCGTGCGCCACTGCAACGCGGCGGCCACCGTGTGGCAGTCCGGGTGCACGCCCTCGACGTGGCGATCCCCGCTGCTCGGGTTGATCATCGACAAGTACGGGCGGCGCCGGCCGTCGCCCAGGTCGAGCTCGAGGAGCTCGTACATCGGTAGGTCGCGATCGACTACGCGCGCGCCGAGGTCCCTACAGATACGGGCGATGCCGATCTTCCGCACAATCTCCCGGCGGACCTCGGCGTTGCGCTCTCGCAGTAACAGCTGCGGATCCAGCACGCCTGCTGGCGTCTCCACGAGCTCGCGCGGGACGCGGGCACCGTGGAGAAACCAGTAGGCGGCCCCCCCGGGCCAAAATACCGCGGGCCCGTCGTCGCAGTGGAGCTGCTCGCCGAGCACGCGCAGCGCCGGCCTCGGAGCCGCCACGACGCAGTCGCGCGCCACCCAAAAGAGCCAGAGGCCCGCTTCGAAAGCGTCGAGGTAGGGCAGCCAGATGCCGATCCATTTTTCGATCGCTGCCGACCGAGCTGCCGACCGAGCTGCCGACCAAGCTG